AGGCATATCGCGTAGGCGATCGATCAGCAGCCTGTCGAAGGTCTGAGCTGATGGGCTAAGCGTGTGGGAAAACGTGAGATTTGCCACCCAGCTGTGCCCACATTTTGCGTCAAGACACTGGCAGTAAAGTTTCGCGAAGTCAGCAGATAGCACCTCACGAGATGCTATCCGACCTTTGTGTCCGCACTTACAAGTCACTCTCATAGTTCCCTCCCCAGGGTGCAGCTAATTGCCACTATTCTGGCATGTGGTGCAGGATATTTCTCTATTTTTGAAGTGTTAGGTAGCGCTTTCACCTGCCATTTCGATTTTTCTCCAGTCGATACGCCTGTCATGCCGAAGCGTGTCATTCAGCTGATTGAACAGCTGACAGATGGGTCTAATCTCGTTGCTGGTGTACACGCGATCGATCTTCTCGATGTCCCCAAACCCGCCGTTGTTTTCCGGGATGATCCCGGCTAGGGCTGGGTTCATACGCCACGCCGCGATTACGTCATTGCGCGTGATGTTCTTCACTTTCTCCAGTTCGTCCTTGGCCTGAAAGTCTCCAACGGGAATGATCTGAATCGCGTTTTCCTTCCCGTTGGGGATGTTGACGAACATCGAGCGGAAGTTGCCCACGCCCTTGCTGGCGCTGATCTGTGCGCGCAGGTTCTCCTCGTCTTCTTCGGTCAGGTCCGGGTCGTTGGTGTAGAAGATGTAACCCGCGTGCGCGCCGTTGCTGTAGTAGCGGCGGCGGAAGAGGGTGGCGGCTTCGTTGAGTAAAAGCGCTTGCAGGCCGCCTAGGTAGTCGGGCACGCCGTAGATGTTCTGTTCCACGTCGTAGTCCAGGACGTGTTCGATTTCGTCCTGGTGAAAGTCCATGTACTTACTGTCTGGCAGCAGCATCCTGAACCCACCGTCGACCTTTACCCGCATGTTGATCGCTGGCAGGTGCTGCATCTCCAGCACCTCGCCGAATGCATTGGTGTCGCGGTAGAAATAGGCCTCTCCAAACACCATGTAATCCAGGCTCGCCCGCCCCATGGTCTGCGTGCTGCAGCCCTTGGACGGGATGAATTCACGCAACAGCAAGTTGCGCTTGAACTTGGGAATGGCGCCGTGGTGCGCGTTGGCGCGTAGCAGCTTGGCCAGGCCCGCCCGGGACACCGGCGGCTTGTAGATTTCGCCGTCGTCGCTGAGAAACACCCCCAGGTACTCGCCGATGTTGCCGGACAGCACCTGTTCGGGTTCCCCGAACGTGAACGCCCGCATGGGCTGCTGCTGTCGCGCCTGCCGGTTGGCCTGGGGCTTTTTGTGTCGTGGCTTGGGCATTGTTTCCGCTCGTGACGTAGCGGCTACGGCGCCGCTTGTTGGTATTGAGGGGTTCATTGAACAGGGCGTGCATGATCGACCAGGCGATATCGGCATGACCGGTGGCGTCGGTGCGCGAAGCGCTGTAGGTAACCTGGCCGCTGGTGGTGGTGCCGCGTTTAATGGTCAGAAACGCCTGGGCGATGTCGGTCCAGCCGGCGTCCCACTCGATGCGACTGCCCTGGATCGTGTCCTGGGCCTTGAGTACCAGAGTATTTTTGGTTTCAAGGCTGTAATGGATAGCGGTCGCACGCGGGTAGAAGTCGCGCACCAGGTCAAACACGCCGTAACCGATACCGGTCGTGTCGATGCCGATGTGCTGCACATTGAAACGCTCGGTAAGTTTCTTGACCTGGTCGGCCTGGTACTTGAACGACTGCCCACGCCAACTGTGTTTTTCCAGGATGCGGAATTTCGCACCGGGTTCCAGTGGTGGGGCGACCACCACACAGGTGGCGTCGTCGCGGGTACGGCTCGGATCGTAGCCAAGCCATACCGGGCTGTTGCCGAATGGCCTATCCAGTTCCGGGTCGTAGTCCTCCCACAGCGACAGGTCGGAATAGCATCGCTCCAGGTCTTTAAGGCCGAACGCGCTCTGGCTGCTGTCGATGAACTTGCAGTAGAACAGTTGCTGGAATTTGTCTTCGTCGTACTCCAGCTGCAGTTGCTCGAGGTCGAACAGATCGCAGCCTCCGGCGATAGCATCGTCCAGAGTGATGGTTTTGCGCCATTGACCATCGGGGCACAGCGCACCCTGGGTGTAAGACGCCTCGGTGGGCCAGGTGCCGCCAGCTTTCTTACCGCGCTTGCTGTTGCGGAATTCCTCACCGGACCAGAACGGATAAGCCTGGTGGGATACTGCGCTGGGGGTCGAGAAGTAAGTTTTTCGCCACTTCTTATGCGTGCCCATGGCGCTGGCCACGGTGCTAAGTTTGTCGAAGTCGCGTATCCAGAAATACTCATCGACATAGACGTGGCCATGGTAGCCCTGGGCGGTGCTGCTGTTGGTGCTGAGAAAGCGCAGCTCGGCGCCGTTGCTGAGCGTGATCGGGTTGCCAGTCAGCTCGATGTCGAACCACTGCTTGGCAAACTGGATGATGTAGCTGCGGAAAATTTCCGACTGCGAGCGGCTGGCCGAGAGGAACACCTGGTTGTCGCCAGTCAGCACCGCATCCATGAAGGCTTCGCCGGCGAAGTAGTAGGTCAGGCCCACCTGCCGGCTTTTCAGGATGTTGCGGATACGGCACGTCAGCGGGTTTTGCTTGGCCGCGAACAGCTCCTGCTGATAGCGGTACATCTTGCTGATGAACTTATCCAGGAAGTCGACTTCGGTCAGCCCGCTGATGTCGTTCTTGGCTTTCTTCTCGCGTTTTTTCCCTCCGCTATCGCCACGGCCCGAACGTTCCCCACGCGCGCCCTGGCGGCGCTCCTGTGGTTCGCTTGCTGATTCTCCGATCGGCGCTGGCGAAGGTTTGACCGATTGCTTCAACAGGCGCTCGCGCACCGTTGTCAGCCGGTCCAGCTCGTTGAGTTCGTCTTTGGTCAAGCTGCTGGCTTTGTCCAGGAGCAGGGTGATTCGCCGGCCGACTGCAGTCAGCGGTTCCTCGTCCGACAGCATGTCCTCCCATCCGCCCTGGCGTATCCAGTAGTAGACGATGCGGATGTTGGGCAGGTTGAGCTGCGCCTGAATTTCCTTGGCCTTACAGCGGCGCAGAAACAGGCGTTTGGCGGCTTCTTTAACTTCGGTCGAGTAGTACATGGGCCGCAGTCTATGCGGCGAAAACGATGGGAACGCGGGGTTAAATTCCGCGATCCACCTATATCGCGGATATAGGAGAAACGCGCATGTGAACCATTTGTTCGGGGCTTGGCGGCTCCCTATCGTGGCGGCTCATTCAACCGATTGAGCGCAGTTAACGTCCATGCCCCGTTCCCTCGTTTCGTACTGGAAACGTGTCGCCACCAGCGGCACCACCGCCGATGGCCGTGAGATCCTTCCCCAGGAACTGCGTGATATCGCTGAAACCTACAAGCCATCCAAATACACGGCAGTCATCTGGTGCGACCACGAACGCTGGAGCGGTTCCCACGGCACCGTCTTTGCGGTTCGCCTAGTGGAAGAGGGCGAGGACTTAGAGCCCGGGCAAATCGCCTTGGAGGCACAGCTCAAGCCGAACGATCGTCTTCTGCAACTGAATGATCAGGGCCAAAAGCTCTTCTCCAGCATCGAGATCACCCCGAACTTCGCCGGCAGCGGAAAAGCCTACCTGACGGGTCTGGGCGTCACCGATGAGCCGGCCAGCCTGGGCACCCAGGAACTCTATTTTTCCAAGCAAACCCACCAAAACTCGTTCTATGCCGCCTCCGTCGAGCTGGGCTCTTTTGAAGCCGAACCGCAGAGCGAGGTCGGCAAGCTGATCGGCTTGCTCACTGGCCTGTTCAAGCGCTTTGCCACGGATGCCGAGCCCGTCGAACCCACCACCCCAACTGAGAGCAAAACCCCAATGGATGAAGCTACCGCAACGGCCCTCAAGGCCCTGCTGGAGCAGCTGCTTGTCGTCGCTGCCGGCATTCAGGCTGTGATTGAACCCGCCGCCGCAGATGCACCAGAACCAGACCAAGCACCCATCGACGACGTGAGCGCGGCCGTAGACGATATCGTCACAACCGCCGAGGAAGAACGTGAGTTCCGCCGTAGCGGTGGGTCGAATAAGGCCGTTCTGGTGCAACTGGAGAAGCTGCAGAAGCAGTTCTCCGCACTGCAGAACACCTCGACCGGTCGCCAGTTGCCCCGCAACGCCGGTCCGGTGACCACCACCAAAAAGCGGGTGCTTTGACATGGCCCAGCCATTAAGCGCCCGTGGCGCCAAACAATATGCCGAGCTGCAGGAAGCGTATGCCGAAGCGTACGGTGTCGAAAGTTCGGCTCGGATGTTCAGCGTTGACCCGACGATTGCCCAAGAACTGAACGACGCGATCACCGCGAAAGCCGACTTCCTGGAGCGCATCAACGTCACTCCGGTCAGCGAGATCAAGGGCGAGAAGGTTTTCATTGGCGTGAACGGTCCGGTAACCGGCCGCACCAACACCAAAACCACCGATCGGGAAGCCAAAGACGCTTCGGCACTGGATAACACCCAATACGAGCTGGCTGATACCCAGTCGGACGTGGGCCTTCCATACGCCAAGATCGACGCCTGGGCGAAGTTTCCGGACTTCAAGGAACGTTATTCCGCTGCAGTGCAAAAGCGCATCGCGCAAGACCGGATCGTTATCGGTTTCCATGGCACCCACGCAGCAGCGCAAACCGACCTGGAGAAATATCCGAAGCTGCAGGACGTGAACAAAGGCTGGCTGCAGCAACTGCGTGAGCAGGCCCCGCAGCAGGTGCTGAAGGAGGGCGCTACCGCTGGCAAGGTTATGCTGGGCGCCGGTGGTGATTACGCCAACCTTGATGCCCTGGTGCACGACACCAAGCAGATGGTCGACGAGATCCTGCGCGAAGACGGCGACCTGGTCGCGATAATCGGCACCGACTTGCTCGCTGCTGACAAGGCCAAGCTGTACACCAAGCAAGGCGACACGCCGACCGAAAAAGAGCGCATTGAAAACGCGCAGGTCATCGCCACCTATGGCGGTCTGCCGGCGTTCAGTGTGCCGAACTTCCCGGTCAATGCGGTGCTGGTCACCAGTTGGGACAACCTGTCGATTTACTTCCAGGACACCAGCTGGCGTAAGCAGACGATCGAGAATCCGAAGCGCTCCCGCGTCGAGGATTACAACAGCCGCAACGAAGGCTACGTGATAGAGCAGCTGGAAAAGATCGCCTTCACTGAAAACGTGGAGCTGGTGAAGTGAGCCTGGCCCTGGCGCACAAGCGGCGCACCTTGGCGTTGGGCAGCACAGCAGTGGCGGCGCTCGCGGCTACTGCTGGAATGGCTTACACCCCGGGCGATGCCCTGAGCAGCCCAGCCAATGCGCGCAAGCACCTGTTGCTGCAGGAAGCCGCGTTGGACCAGGACCTGGTGCGCATCAGCGCGATCAACGGCTTGGCCGGGCGCCAGGCTCTCAAGCGCGACGAGTTGCTGCCCAAATACCAGGAATACGTGCAGCGCTACTGCGAGTCGGGGCTGAACTTTCCCAACCGTGTCGCGGTGCAGGTGATGGTCTGGTTGTTCGATACCGCCCAGTTTGAAGATGCGCTGGAGCTGGCTGACTTCCTGATGGAACAGGGTGGTCAGCAGATGCCGGAGCGCTTCAAGCGCCGGGATATCCAGACCTTTGTTGCCGATGCCGTGTGCGAATGGGCCTACGCCGAATACAACGCCGGCCGCAGCCCCGAGCCCTACCTGTCCGACCTGTTGCCCCGCGTTGATGGCGAATGGCAGCTGACGGAGCAGATCCCCAGCAAGTACCACAAGTTGATCGGCATGCGCGCCATGGAAGCCGAGCAGTGGGAGACCGCGCTCAAGCATTTGGAGCGCTCCACTGAGCTGTACGCCCAGGCCGGCAACGACACTCGCATCAAAAAGGCTCGCAAGGCCTTGGCAAAACAAGCAGCCACTAACCCGGCTACCGAATAACC